TGCTAATTGGCAAATGCTTAGTGTAACACTACCAATTGAGCAGAAGGGACTAGATGCTAACGCAAAACTACGATTCGAAGTAGACCAGCTAACAGGTTCTGGGAACTGGTTCCAAACAGCAGCCCAAACACTAGTAAAAGGTGACAAGCCTCTGATGTACACAGCAGCCCCAGAAGACTTAGGACATAACATAGCTGACTACGATAGTCAAGATAAAATCAAGCAGTTATTCGACAACAAGGACAAAACGTACTTGAGATTAGGAGATTATGATATAATAGGTTATAAGAGGGTAAACCGAGCGATACCTGTAAAACCTGTTCTTGGTACACCTGTTAAGACTTATCCTAAACTAGAATACGGCGGAGTTTCTTACTACATGGTTCCTGTCGATAAGCTTAAACTAGAAGACGTAACAATGATATATTACCAGACTACAGTTGAAGGTGGTATGTTCGAAAATAAACCATACATGCGAAGAGACATCGATGTAGTTCCTACTTTCTCGAACGGATACCAACAACTTCATCTCCCAGCAGAGATAGTTAAGGAAGGTGTAATCCAAGCATCAGAAACCTTTAAACCATTCACAAAAAACCGAGTACTTTATAGTAGTGCGGTTAATGTATTTCCTAGATTACCTTCTGATAATGATAGACCAGCTACAGAAACAGTAAGGGGTATCAATGTGCAATCATTCTGGAATCAAGACTATTTAGGATTAACTTGTACTAGGTACAACGATTCTGCATTCCAGATAGGCTCTTACGATAACGGTTTGAACGGTTTCAAAGTAGGAGATAAAGTTACATTCTCCGCAGATATTAACTGTGACGTATCAGGGGCTTATCTATCGTTCTGGTTTAACGATGGCAAGAACTGGATTGAGTACACACGTACACCTACGAGCGAGGTAAATAAGTGGGTAAGATTAGACCATGTACAAATAATTCCTGCTAATGCTGTTTCGTGTATGTGGAGAATTTACTTCCCTCGCGTAGAGGCATCCTTAAATAAGAACTTACGAATTAAAAATGTCTGCATAAACAAAGGCGACCCAATACCATACGAAGAAGGTAATGCGGTACAGAAACGTGGAGACAATTTAGATATCATAGAAGAGTTCATTCTAGATATTAAAAACAAATAATAGGAGTGAAATCAATTGGCAGATACATTAGACTTATCCAAAGCACCTTACTATGACCGCTTCAACCCAGATAGTGGTCGTAGTAGAATCTTGTTTAGAGCTGATAGAGCTTTACAACAAGCAGAATTAAACGAAATGCAATCTATCTATGACTTCCATGTAAAACGTATGGGAGATAGTATCTTTGCTGATGGTGCCATTCAAAACGGTATGGCGTTTAACTTCGTATATGTAGACCCTAACGATAAAACAAAAGGGATTAAGGAACTAACTCTAGAGAAAGGTTTCATCTACTTAGGTGGTAAAATCCGTGCTTTCGAGAAGCAAACAATTCCATTTACAGGTACAGGTAAAGAAGTAATTGGCGTTAAGCTGGTACAGAGTATTGTTACGTTTGAACAAGACCCAACATTACTTGACCCAACACAAGATGTAGCGAACTACTTGTCAGAAGGTGCAGACAGACTAGAAGAAAAGGTAGTCATCACTTACAATGACCCTTCTGCTCCTAATATCTATGAGTTCAACGATGGTCTGTTATTTAAAGACCCAGACCGACCAGAGTTCTCATTCATTAACGAAGTACTAGCACAGCGTACAGAGGAAGAATCTGGTTCTTACCAAGTAGAAGGATTTAATCTTTGGGTTGACAAAGGACTTACTAATGATGCTGTAACACTTGTAATCGATGGCGGCGTAGCGTATGTAAAAGGTTATCGTATCAGTAAACCAACATCTACTCGTATCCAGATTCCAAAAGAGACAGCAGTAAACAGTATTTACCAAGAAACTTCTACTTACGATGTCGCTAAACAAAAAGTAACAGTAAATAGTCAGTTCGTCAAGCAAGTAAAAGTAGTATTAGGTCGTACTGACAGTCCATCAGAAGCTTCCGGTGGAGTTAGTGTTTCTAAAGGTGCAGCAGATGGTCGAGACTCATTGCCACCTCAATATACTAATATCGACGCTACTACTATTAAGGTATACACAACCAGCCCAGCTTATACATATAAACAAGGTACTGACTACAATCTAGTTCAAGATTCTGGTGTCACTTACATAGATTGGAAGACAAGCTTAAACGGGGTCGAACCCGGTACTGGTACTACATACAAAGTAGTATTCGAATATGAACGAGTGATGGCTGTTAACACAGATTACAAAGTAGTTACTACGCCTAATACGAGTGGAATCGGTAGTGTAACAGAAGTATCTTTCGCTGGTCTTGGTGGTGCAAAACCTAAAGACAAAGGCGTTGTACGTGTCGATTACGACTACTACTTATCTCGTGAAGACATTGTAACATTGGATGCAAAAGGAAACTTCACAGTTATTCAAGGTCAACCAAATAGAGAAGGTCTTGCAATCCCTCCACAGAACGTTGACCCATTAACATTCAAGGTAGGAGAGATTCATGTATACCCATTCTCTGACAAAGCTGTAGCTAAAAATACTGCTGTTGTTCGATTAAGAATGGACGAGCTACAAATCATGAAAACTCGACTAGAGAACGTTGAGTACAACCAAGCGATTCTCCAGTTAGAGAAGCAAGCTACGAAATCACAAGACCCGTTATCAATGCGCGGAGTATTCGCAGATGCTTTCATTGACTTCAATCGTATCGATAAACAGGAGACAGATGTTTCATTCTCATTCGATGACGCTCATATCACGCTCTCTACATCGACTCCAGATAACCAGAAGGTTAAACCTAAGTTTATGGAGAATCAATCTGTAGCGAAGTCGTGGGGACGTTTAGTAACAGCCCCATTTACAGAGCATGTAGAGATTAACCAGCCGTTAGCTACTGATGCTTGGAACGTTAACCCGTACATGGTATTCAATAAGCAAGGTGTACTTAAATTAACACCAGAAGCGGATAACTGGATTGATGAGAAGAAAGTAACTCTTTACGAAGAAGACTATGTGACTACGCAACTTAACCGTTGGTGGATGCATCAGGGCGCAGGTGACCCGGGCGGAAAAGTTAGTGACTGGAATAAATGGTTAGTAGATAACGCTAGTTTACAAGGCGGAGTAGAGTGGAACGAATCATCTATCGGATGGAGAGATAAGCAGGAAGGTACAATCTGGAGTTCAGCACAAAATACTCGTGAAGAAGTAATCGAGTACATGCGTTCTATCGAAATTAACTTCCAAGCTACAAACTTACAACCAATGTCTAAAGAACTATACGTAACATTCGATGGTGTTCGAATAGCTTGTACACCGACTGGTTCTACAGCAAGTACTTTAGCTGGTACTATCAATGCGAACAGTCAAGGTATTGCAACAGGTAAGTTCATGATTCCAGCTAACGTTCGTACAGGTACTCGTGAAGTAGTATTACGAAACGATGGTAACATGGCGGTTACAACATTCACAGCACAAGGTACAGCTAAGATTACAACTGATACGATTACACGTACTCACGTAACGTTCCAGTTATATGACCCATTAGCTCAGTCATTCGCAGTACCACAAGCTCGTGTTGTATCATCTGTAGGCGTATATTTCGCTTCTAAGTCT